ACCATTAAGTTTGGTTTTTATTCGATATGACGCATCGTATACAGTTTTAGTAACCACAGTTTTTGTACTTAATGTAAATGACGATGTATGTGCATTTGCCACTGGAGTATAACTGCTGGAAATTCGAATTGCGTCCCAAGCCAGTGCTCCTGTGTATCTTACACCACTGTTATTAACAAATGAACTACGTTGAGTAGTGTTGGTTGGTCCTGGAGTTAGGTTAGTACGCACAGAGTCCTCAATTTTAACCCAACGACGTCCGTCATAGCGGAATAATCTATTAGGAATATAATCTAAACGTAAATAGAAATCGCCAACAGTTGGAGTACCTGGGAAACTAATACCTGCTTGTACTGTGTGCCCATTAGGTAGTGCACCATCGCCAGTCAGATAACCTTCTATTTTCTTAGGAGTGTTTGTTATACCGGTTGTGGTATCGCTACCACTTTCGCTGGCATCTTCTCCCACAGTGCTGGCATCTAAACTTTCAGGATTAGCAGGATACCCAGCTTCAGTAACAGGCACAGTATATAATGAACTAGTATCATATCCACTAGCAGGAACCTCTGCTTCAGCCTGCGCTACTATAGCATCATTAACATCGATGAATTTGTTATAGGTACTAAGAATTTCTCCAAGGGTGTTGTCTTGCCCGTCAATGGTACCATCATTATTTGTATCGCCTGCAGCAATTTGATTGAGTATATCTTTATATTCTTGGCTGTCTACCAATGGTTGTAGTTTAACACGCCACAAGTGCGGCCACCAAGTTGGGCTAAACCCTTCTGCAGATTTAGTTGCATCTTGAACTACGTAAAAACGTTTGAGTGCAACCGAAAGATCTTCATTTAATGGATAATAATCTTTGAGATGAGGCAATTCAATTACGTCACCAATCATGAGTTTACGGCCTATATTCTCAACCATTTCATTAAGATGCACAGTTAAGAATATTGTATCACCGGTTAAAAATAAACCAAATTGTGTAAGGTCAAAATCGTTATCATTTAAACGATACATACCTCTTAGTACATAGATGTCTGGATCATATTTTCTATCTCGATTTTCTAAGAATAAAAGATCCTGTATATTAAATGGACTATCGCTAGCATAGCTAGGTTGGGTTAAATCTGTATAGAATTTTAATTGTGTGCCTGCTGCAACAGCAACGGTGGTCGATACATTTAAGTTAATTGTGGTAGATGTTTTTGTAGCTACAAATGCGCCGTCAGGTATGCCAGTGCCCACAACATACATGCCTAACTGCAAAGATGCAGTATTAGAAAATACTAATTCTGTTCCAGCAGATGCCTGTGCAGAAGAAATAGATAGAGTAAAACTCTGATCTAGTGCACCAATATATTTGTGAACATGTATGTCTGTTCCACCAACTGTAAATTGTTCTCTGATATTGTTGTCAAAAAACTTATAATCGTTGGTATGATTTGGTCGCCAAAGGCTTAAACGAGGCATTACTGTATCCTATATTATCTTAGTATTTATCTGCATTGACAGACCTTTGGAAAGTATGTTACAATTAATCATGACTGAAATTACTACAAGTTTAGATTGGGACAAAGTTAGCATAGACTTAGAAAATGCAGCCAAACGTCTAAAACGCTATGGCCCAGAAATGCTAAAGATGAGCTCAAATATTGGAGTGATGGTCAAACAACTGTCAGAAGAAGAAATTAACTGTCGTAGACATGGCCGTCAAACACGCCAACATCAAGAGTTATTAACCAAAATTAATGAGGAAATAGCTAATTTTGAACGTTATTTAACTTTTGGTGTGCTATTAAGTGGTTGACTTTTTACCAAAATCTTAGTATAATGTTAAATATGAATAAATTAATGCCATTTAGACACTGGGTTCAATTAAAGTGGTATGAACACAAAGACGAAATTTTTCATTGGGAACACAGAAATACAGATGAATTACCAGAAATATATTTTAAAAAATATAGATGGTATTTAAAAGCTCTTTATAAACACGAGATGAAACAACAAAATGTTTAAAAATATTAATTCTTTTTCTTTTATCTTATACACAGTGGTGATTATATCGATTTTTTCGTGGGTGTTGGTACTAGACAAAAAATCAAATAGCCCACCTAAGATTTTTGAAAATCGAAAATCACTTGAAGAAATTATGCAAAATACAGAATATAAGTACGATAATATTATTAGCAATTTTGATACTGAATTTAAATCTAGTATCCAGCCTATAGAGGAAAAACATGGCAATTAAACTTGATGGCGTAAAAAAGAAAACCAAAGTCAAAAATATTAATTTCAGCGATGAAAAATACACAGGTACAGAACCCACGTGGGATTATGATCGTGCTTTAATTTTTTCAGATGAGGAATTTGATCATCATCTACGCAAGAGTTTTCGATATTACAATTATTACTACAGTTCTAAAGACCTAAAGAAATACGTAGTAGCTTGGTTACGCCAACACGAAGGTGATTCGGGAGTGCATAAACTTGATAAACCCACTATTGACCTATATGCCCGTTCAGCTGACCATCTTACACCATTCACAGTCTGCGCACTAATCAAATCACATGAACGCGGTATGCCACTGCGTGATCGTCATGTAGAATATATCCTTGACGCTGTAAAGCGTGTGTTATTGCTCAAAGCAGACGAAGAAGTTGAAGGAAAACTACAAATAGATAAACCCGCTATAAAAATTCCTACTATTCAGGATCGTTTGAACGAAGTAGCTAAAAAACATATTCTTTATTTTGAAATTCTTGAAGATGCTTTATTTGCTGGTGAAACAGTAGATCCTAAAGTCTACGAATACCTAGTTAAAAATTCCGTGCCACAGACTATTATTAGTAAAATTCACGCAGTATTTGAACCACGCTATGCCGAACTACAACTAGCACGTAAAGGCGAAGATGAACAATTAAAAGAGGGATACAGCCACTATAAGGCTGCAGACTTCAAACGCTGTGAAGCGTTTTACGACAAGCTATTCCAGGACTTGGCCGCTTACAATCAGACTAAGAAAGCCACAAAGAAAGCCGCAGTCCGCAAACCACCGCAAAAAGAAAAATTAGTCAAGAGCCTAAAATATCTCAAACAAGATTCCGGTATGAAACTAGTATCAATCAATCCAGTAGATATTGTTGGTGCAGAACAGTTATGGGTCTACAACGTTAAAAATCGTAAACTAGGCAAGTATGTAGCAGAAGATCATGGTGGTGTGCTTGGAGTTAAAGGTACCACTATCACAGGATTTAGTGAAACTAAAAGTACACAAAAAACTCTGCGTAAACCAGAAGAACAAGTCAAAGCATTCCTAGCCAGTAACAAAGTAGAACTGCGTAAATTTTTAGAAAATATCAAAACTACAGAAATTAAACTTAACGGACGTATCAACGCTGATACTATCCTACTTAAAGTAATCTAATCCCCTCAAGGTAGCGAAAGCCAAAGTTATCCTGTTATTGAGCATAAATATACAGTAACAGGATAATTTAAATGGCTTCATTACCAGCAAATGTAACAGCAACCTCAGACTTAACCGCAAGTTTAAGTCTCACAACCAAATCTCTATTTAATGCCAACACGGGCACTGGCGCCGGGCATATTGCATTTGATTCTAATCTGCAAGATCAACTTGCAACAGTTAATGCATTAAGAAATAATATAATTGATTATATTAGATTGCGCTTAGGCGATGGAATTATCGATATTGAAGCAGACAAAGAACATTTTGATATGGGTATCGATCAAGCACTTTTACGCTATCGTCAACGCAGTGCAAACAGTGTAGAAGAAAGTTATGCATTTTTAGACATCTATCCTGAAACACAAGAATACATACTCCCACAAGAAATTATGAATGTGCGTGGAGTTTATCGAAGAGGTATTGGTAGCGTAACAGGTACAACTGCTAGTCAATTTGAACCATTTGCATCAGGATATTTAAATACCTACATGCTGGTAGCGGGTCGTGTTGGCGGTTTAGCCAATTACGAACTTTTTGTTGGTTACCAAGAAATGGCTATGAAAATGTTTGGTGGCTATATACAATTTTCGTGGAATCGTGTGACTAAAAAAATAATTATAACACGCAAAATTCCATTTATGGGGCAAAACCCTGCACAAAACATCAGTGAAAGTGTGTTGTTGCATATTGACAACTATAAACCTAATATTATGTTACTCAACGATCCCCAGGCATTTCCATGGATTCAAGACTATGCTTATGCACTGGTAATGATGAGTATTGGTCAAGCACGTGAAAAATTTGCTACAATCAATGGCCCACAAGGCGGCACTAGTTTAAATGGTACAGCACTCAAAGCTGAAGGCCAGGCACTACTAGACAAACTAGAAGAAGATATCAGAAATTATGTTGATGGCGGCATGCCAATGACTTGGATAACTGGTTAAAAAATCTAAACAACAATTTAAAATTCTCGTGAAACACAATATCCTAGCG